GAATAAAAACAATCCAAGGGTGATTGCAGATGAAAAATTTAAAAAATTAGTCAGGTCTATAAAAGAATTTCCTGAAATGCTTGAAGTCAGACCAATCGTAGTAGATGATGATATGGTCGTGCTGGGTGGTAATATGCGGACTAAGGCGTGTATAAAAGCAGGTCTTAAAGAAGTACCAGTTATAAAGTTTAGTGATTTAAGTGAAGAAAAGAAAAAGGAATTTATAGTGAAAGATAATGTTGGATATGGAGACTGGGATTTTGATGTACTAAGAAGTGATTGGGATAAAGAAATTCTTTTTGAGTGGGGTCTTGAAGTTCCAGATATAAAATACAAAGATAGTTTAGTAGATTATGGTGGTAAATTAAGTGATAGGTTTATAGCACCACCTTTTTCTATACTTGACGCAAAGCAAGGATATTGGCAAGATAGGAAAAAAGTTTGGAGAGAACTGATTGGTGATAATGGAGAGAGCCGTGAAAACACATTGGTAAAAGACACAAATAGTGCTATGGGTGATTTAGGGTCTGTTAGTTTATTGGACCCAGTTTTATCGGAAATTATTACAAAATGGTTTTCACCTTTTGGAGCAAAAATCTTCGACCCTTTTGCGGGTGATACAGTTTTTGGTTATGTATCTACATACCAAAATGATAATTCTTTCACTGGAATAGAAATCAGAAAAGAACAAGCCGATCTTAATATGGAAAGAACAAATGAAAGATGTGTTTATATTTGTGATGATGGTAGGAATGTATCAAAATATATTGAAGAAAAAACACAAGATTTATTGTTCAGTTGTCCACCCTATTATGATTTAGAGGTATATAGTGATTTGGAAAATGATGCGTCGAACCAAGAAACATATGAAGATTTTTTTAAAATACTTGATGTCGCTTTTACCAACGCTGTGAAATGTCTGAAAGACAACAGATTTGCCGTTATAGTTGTGGGTGAAGTTCGTGATAAAAAAACCGGCTTCTATTATGACTTTATAAGTGATATAAAAAAGCTATTTATCCGTGAAGGCATGGGACTATATAACGAAATTATATTATGCGACCCTATCGGTTCATCTATGTTGAGAGCGAATAAATTGATGAAATTAAGAAAAGTTGTAAAGACACATCAAAATATACTTGTATTCTATAAAGGTGATATAGAAAGGATTAAAGAAGATTTTCCATCACTTGATTATAGTAAAGAAAAAATGAATGAATTGTATGGTAGCACAGATGTTTAATTTTAACGAATGGATTTATGAAACAGACCCATTCCTTTTAAGAAAGTTATATGATAAAAAATTAAAAGATGCTGGTTTTGGCGTCATCACTTTTGTAGAATATCATTTTGAACCACAAGGGTGGACCGCTTTATGGCTTCTATCGGAAAGCCACTTCGCTATTCATACCTTCCCAGAAGAAAATAAAAGTTATGTAGAACTATCGAGTTGTATAGAAGAACCATTCAGGTCTTTTATAGGACCAAAAAAAGTAATCAGAAAAAGAATATGAAAAAAAATCCAGAATTACATAAAAAAAAATTATTGCAAGCACTTGAAAAAAACCTTGGAATAGTCACACCCGCTTGTAAAGATGTTGGTGTGTCCAGAGATAGATTTTATCACTATTATCACCACGATGAAGAGTTCAAAAAAGCAGTAGATGAGATATATGATATACAAATTGATTTTGTTGAAAACCAACTGTTTAGAAAAATCCAAGATGGTTCTGAAAGAAGTATTCTTTTTTATATGAAGTATAAAGGACGAAAAAGAGGATACACAGATAGTTTGGATATCACAACGGGTGGTGAAAATTTAAATGACATAAAAGTAATTTTTGTAAATGGAAATGAAGGCGACCAAAGTCCTGGAAAAAATTCTGAAAACTGAAAAAAGATTTGTTCTTTCAGTCGGTAGTTCAAGGTCATCAAAAACATATTCTATAATGCAATGGATAGTTCTTGAATGCGCGAAACGCAAAGGTCAGGGTATATACATATCAGTAGTCCGTGCTGGATTTCCAAGTTTAAGACGAACAGTTTATAGGGAGTTCGTTGACCTACTAAAAGAACTTCAATTATATTCAGACCTCTTACATAATAAATCTGAACACAAAATTACACTTTTTGGAAATTACATCGAATTCTTTTCACTGAACGATAGTCAAAAAGTCCGTGGTGCAAAAAGAAATTTTCTTTATTTAAATGAATGTAATGAGATTGATTATGAAGCAGCGCAACAACTTTTTTTAAGAACTACTGAAAGAGTGTTTATGGACCAGAACCCGTCGGATGCTTGGCACTGGTCATTTAAAATGAAAGACCGTGAAGATGTAGATTACATCCATTCTACATATTTGGACAATCCCTTTTTAACACCGACCACTATAAAACAGATAGAAAGTTATAAAAATCACGATGAAAACTTGTGGCGTGTTTATGGCTTGGGTCTACCTGGATATGCTATAACTACAATATATCAGACCTGGTCGGAATGGAGTGAAGGAGATTTAATATCATATTCCGAAGATGGTAAACCACAATCAGTATCGGATACTTTTGTATATGGATTGGACGTTGGATATAATCACGCTATGGCGCTTGTAAGGGTGCATATAAAAGACGATCACCACTGGGTTGAAGAGGTAATATATCAAAGTAATTTAACAGCGTCAGATTTAATCAAATTAATGAAAGATTTGAATATAGAAACAGACAAAGACATCTGGGTCGATGCCGCCGCACCGAGTATGATTGAAGACCTTAAACGGGCCGGGTATATGGCAAAGTCAGCAGATAAAAGTGTAAAAGAAGGTATAGATTTAATCAGGTCAAAGAAATTATATTTAAATATCAATTCTGTAAACCTGATTGATGAAATCCGTAAGTATCAGTGGAAGACAAAAGGTGAGCAAATTATATACGAACCCATCAAGTTATATGATGACCTGATGGATGCGATGCGTTATGCTATATGGAACTACTGGCGAAAGACAAAAAGATCAGAGGATTATGATTTTGATATCGAGTTCCTATGACATATAGAGTTCATAGTCAGAAAGCAGCGCTCCAAAAAATTCACTATATCCAATAGTAGAGAAACTTTCACCAGTCAATTCGTTAATCTTGTCGTAGAAATCATCAGCGAGGTCGCCAAGGTCGTCAGTGATGCCAATCAAGTAATCAATCTCTGCAAAAGTAAAGTGCTCGTGCTTTAAGTATGAAGAGTGGTCAGAGTAAAAGGAAGGGTTCAACCACTTGTGCGTATCAACTCGACCAAGATCAGAAAAGAATTGTTCATATTTTTGTTGGATTAAAGACCACAAGTCAAAGTGGTCATATAAATCATAATCTGTGTCCTCACCTAAATTGTATTCGTCGATAAAGTATTTTTGTAGATAGTGGTCTTTGAAGTAATCTTGGTGCATCTCTACGAAAAGTGTTGGGTCATAACCTTGCAAGAAATCTACAAAGGTAGTGGTCTTGTTGCTTTCTGTTTGGATTAATTTGATTTGGCGTAAAATGTTTTGCATCGTTTTGTTATTTAGTTGTTATTAAAGTACAAATATAAAAAAAATATCTTAATAAAAAAACTTTTTGGATAATTTTTTTAAAATAAATCATTATCATAATAATCGTCAGGCTCACCAAGCAAGTCATTTAATTTAATATGTCGTGAAATTCTTTTTGACAACTCTGGTGTATAGTCATAGTGTGTATCACCAAATCCAAATTCATATACATTGTGGATAAAATCTTCAAAGTCAGAGTAATCTTCATCAGTCAAGATTTCTGCTAATCTATCGGCTCCAGTTTCATCCAAACTGAAATCGTTTGCTATATAATCACGAACACCGGCTTTTGTCCAGATTTCGTGGTGAACATATTCAGGATGTTCGGTGAGTTCTTGAATTATATCTTCTATGCTTCTCATTTTAATAAATTTGTTAATTTGTAATCTCGTATCAAACTTGGTGGAATATCAAACCAGACTGGTTCAGTGAGCCATCGGTTTATAGCCGCATAACGAACTTCGGGTTTATCTTCATCCATATATGATATATTGACTTGTATACACAAATAATCTTTAATTTCTGGTTTGTATCGACCATCTGCAATATATGCTTTACTCCAACAAAAGTATGTTGAAAAACCTTTCTTGCTGGCATACCCTGCTTCTTGTAATGAAGTCATACAAATCCTTTTTATC